CATATAAGGACAACGAGGCTTTAGATATAGAAACAGTTAAATCAATCGAGCAACGAAAGGACAGAAAAGGTTGGTGGCAAGTATACGGACTAGGACAGCTTGGAGAGGTAGAAGGAAAGATTTATAATGACTGGTTGATTATAGACGAAATACCCCACGAAGCTAGATTAGAGAGATATGGGCAAGATTTCGGCTATTCTAACGACCCCACAAGCATAGTAGCCATCTACAGATACAACGGAGGGTTCATAATAGATGAAATAACACACCAAAAAGGATTATCAAACAAACAAATAGCAGATATTTTCAATAACAAAGATAAGGCTTTAGTTCTAGCAGACTCAACAGAACCTAAGAGTATCGATGAGATAATGAGCTACGGAGTAAATATCCAAGGAGCATTAAAAGGACAAGGCTCAGTCAATCAAGGAATACAATTTGTTCAAGACCAAAGAATAAGCGTGACTAAAAGAAGTATCAATGTCATAAAGGCATACAGGAATTATATGTGGAAGATAGACAAGGACGGAAAGATACTTAACGAACCAGATCACTTCCTATCAGATGCTATGGATGCTGTACGTTACGGACTGAGTGAATATCAGCCAAAAAAACAACAACCAATATTAAGTGGACTTAAAAAACCAGTTTCATATAAATAAACATTATGCAAGATATAAAACAATTCATAGCGGATAATGAAAATATGGAGGTAGAAGTATCGCCTGGTGTTTCATATAATCAAAGAGATGTTATAAACGAATCATATAGGCTATACAACTCAAAGTATCAAGAATCCTTAGACTCTAGTGGTTTAGAAAAGATATTCTATAATATTATATGGGTTATCTATCGGACTATTATAATGGCTTCAGATATAGACCTAAAGGATATGCAAATGAGAAGCCTCAACGGGAAGATGATACCAGTCCTTCAACTGCTCAAGATGGCAGTTAGGAGTCATTTAAACAAAACAAAGTTCGGGATGTTCATTGATGACGCTATGCAACAGATGGTATGGTTCGGTAGCTCAGTATCCAAGAGAGTAAACGGAAGTGTTGAGATAGTAGACCTAAGGAACTATATAACTCAGCCACATATAAAAGACCCGCAAAACAGAAGCCATGCGGAGTCTATTTTTTATACCTATGACCAGATGATGGTTTTCAAGGAAGACTTTAAGGACAATTGGAAGGAGATAGAAGACCTATGGGAACAAATGCAAGAGAAGGGAGAGAATCTATTTAAAATAGTAGAGTTCTGGACTTGGGAAGAGATATATAAGAAAGTGCATAAGGTGTGCAAGAAACACCTAGACAGAGAAGACTACAAGCCAGATGATTACCGGGGAACAGAAGACTGGAGTCCATACTTACTACTGGATACTTTCATAACTCCTTATAAAAGAAAAAGAAAATCTAAAAAAGACATAAAGAAACTAGGAGAGATGGAAGAAGTATTCCCCTATGAGCAGGTAGACTTCTTTGATTGCCCTGGCAGATGGATAGGAATGGGATGCGGAGAGCTTCTGGCTGGGGTGGAAGAACATTACAATGAGCAATACAACCTTAAGAGAAAGAAAGATATACTTGATTTAAGGGGTATATTCGTACACAAATACACTAACTCCTCAAACTCACTAACCCAGAACTTCCTAGATAACCTAGAGACAGGAGATGTACTCTCAATGGATGTTGGAGAAGATATGCAAAGACTTGTTATCGACACTAAGACTAATGAGTTCATAACAACAGTAGATAAGCTTTACGAATTAGCTAGATTGATAATGGGAATACAAGCCGTAGCGGCCGGAGAAGACCTACCGTCCAGCACAGCGACAGAAGCTGTTATCAACAAACAGATACAACAAACCACCTATGACTTCGTAAGAGAGCAAATGCACCACTTCCTAGTGGGGCTATTCTCTAACGGATACTTTGAAGACATTATAAATGAAATAACAGAAAAGGAAATCATAGCTATAAGCGGAGACCCAAAAGAACTTCAAGAATTAGATAAGATGTTTGTAGACAACCTAGTCAATGCAGAGTTCGCAAGGATTAAGGATGAAACTGGGATGTACCCAGGAGAAGAAGAATACAAAGCTCTTAAGGATAAGCTTATGTCTGACCATAAGGCACACGGTGATATGAGATTCCCAGAACTCAAGAAAGAACTAATCAAGGGACTAGAATACTTTATTGAATTTTATGTAACCAACGAAGGATTTGATAAGAATATTAAAGTCCAGAACCTAACAGCACTAAAGAATGACCCTAGCTTTACAGGATCAAGAGAGGCTGTAGACGATGAGATACTAGAGCTTATGGACCTAAACCCAGCTCGATATGAGAAATCAATGGAAGAAAAGACCAGAGAGGTAGAGGCTATGAGAGAACGAGCTATGGCTGAGGCAGCTGGAGTCAATGCCCCACAACCAATGTCGCAGGATAATAACCAAGAAGCTTTAATGGAAGCTAATCCAATATTATGAAAATAGTAAAATGTGACGCAGATAAAAAAGAACAAGAAAAGATAGCTAGTGAGATAAAGAATAAGAAAGACCTAGTCAGGGATTCTTATATCGACGGATTGAGAAGGAACAAAAGATTCCAAGATTATGTTATTGACGGAATAATCAAGAAGAACATAGACCAACTAACAGACTTAAGAAACATACCCAACGCAGACTTTAATAACCTAGAGGAAGTGGGGAAAATAGTTATGCAAACTAAGATGGCGAGAACTGTCTTAGAGAAAATACTTTCAGAACTTATAAATTAGGGGTTCTGATTCTGCTCATTAAGTCATCTCATTTAAGAGATGGTGGGTAGATAATAACCCTTAACATTATGCCCAAAGAAGACCTAACTCAGGAGGAGGAAGTGAAAACTAAACCTACTGCTGAAAGCGAATCAGAGGACTCGGAAGACTTGGAAAATATCTTCGAGGACGATTCGCAAGAAGAGCCAGAAGATAAATCAGATGAGATATCTGAACTTAAAAAACAAGTTGCTGACCTTACGAAAGGAATGGCTAAGGCCTTTTCTGACAAAGGTCGGGAGAGCAAGGATGAACCCAAAGAAGAAAAGAAAGCTGATATTAACTCAGTCATTAAGAATCTTTACTTCAAGGCAAATCCCGAAGCTCAAGGAATCTGGGAAGAGGTAGAAAAGACTGCCAAAGAAGTTGGCAAAGACCCTTTCGAACTCTATGAAAGCTCTACCTATTTAAAGGGTGAAGCCAAAGCCAGAGCCGAGGAAAAGAAGGTTGAGGAAGAATCAAAATCGAAAATAAGTAAACCTTCTAACGACGTTGATTTTTCTAAAAAAGTATCATCTATTAAAGAAGAAGATATTCACAAGCTTACGCCAGCTCAAAAAGTTGAGTGGATAAAGGCTCAAGCTGAAAAAGAAACGAACAACACCGATTAGAACATTAAAAAATGGATTACACAAACACAGTCTCAAATTTTACACCAGAACTTTGGGCGGACTTCATCCAAGAGAATCTTTATAAGAATCTTGTTGGAATGGAAATTGCTCGAACTAAACTGAAGAAATATCTTTCAGTTGGTGACACAGTCCACGTGCCAATTTTGGGACAGTTAACAACCACTGCTTATGTCAAAGGAACTGACGTAACAGTACAAACACTTGCTACAACTGATGAATACCTGACAGTTGACCAGCAATATGAATCATCTATTTATTTAGATGCTATCGACAAACGACAAAACAAGTATGCTACCCAAATGGAAGCTATGACAGAGCAAATGTATGCTATCAAGAATCAAATTGATGGAGACATCCTTGCTGAAACTATCCTAGCTACCGATACTTTCGACGCTGGAGACATCTCTGGTGGAGGAGCTAATGGGGCTACTATCGCCCTTACGATTACCAATGTTATCGAAGTATTTTCTAAGGCCAGAGCTAAATTGGCTACTAACAACGTAGAAGATAACGGAGACCTCATTGCTGTTGTAACCCCGACTATTGCATCTATCATTGAGCAAAAAGCTACTGGAGTAGGTCTTGACCTAGCCCAATCAGCTTTTAAGAATGGTTATGCTGGAACATTCATCGGATTTAAGATTTATGTTTCAAACAACTTGGACATCACTACCAACACGAGAACTCACGTTTACATTGGACGCTCTAAAATGATTGATATAGCTATGCAAATTGCACCGACTGTACAATCTGACAGAGACCCACTGAAATTCGGAGATATCGTTAAGGTATTGTCCGTATGGGGAACTAAGACTTTTTACAAAAATCGTTCTAGATTCCTTGATATGCATATAGCTAACTAATTAAATTAAGTTTTAATTGTTCCTCGGGCTGGCACTTCGAACCGCTAAGCCCGAAGGTTCGAAAACAATTATGAAAATACTAGGACTTCTACCGAGAAAAGGAGCTGTAACTGGATATAGGATAGTAAGACCACTAAGTAAGGTTGGAGGAAAGACTATGAGATGCTTTAAGAGCGGTTTCGGCTCACTACTTAATAAGAATGAGGAGATTAGCAGAGAAGACTTAGCTAAACGGTTTAAGCAAAAAGCCGATGTGTTTGTTATAAAGTACATAGAAGATTTCAATACAGCCAACATATTGTTTTGGATAAGGGATAAAAACAAAGCCAAGATAGTCGTAGACATAGATGATAATATATGGCAGATACCAGAAGATAGTATAATTTTAGATACAGATGAGGACATACAATCCCACGCTAAGAGAGGATTGTGGACAATAGAGATGGTCAAAGCTGCCGATGCGGTTACAGTATCGACAGAACCACTGAGGAATTTGCTTAAAAAGTATAACGATGTAACAGTCTTGCCGAACCTGATTAACCCAAAAGACTGGAAGTTTAAAAGAAAGAAGCACGACAAGATAAAAATAGGCTGGATTTACTCACATACTCACTATCCAGATGTAAAAGTCATAAAGGACGCCCTCAATAAGATTAAGGCTAAGTACAAAGATAAGATAGAGATAATCATATTCGGTTCAGATTTGCAGGTATTTGATTTTAAGCCTATACACCACTGGGGGGTAAAATTCTCAGACTACCCCAAAAGGTTAACCGAACTATCATTCGATATATCAATATGCCCGCTAGAGGATAATGCGTTTAACAGATGTAAGTGTGTGGTAGCTGGAACAAAAGTGGTTACTCCTAACGGAATAATACCAATAGAGAAAATAAAAGTGGGTGATAGTGTCTTATTAAGCAATGGAAAGCGGAAGGTTATAGAATTATTTAACTATTCCAAACAACCAACAATAAAAATAACGACAGAAAGCGGATATGCGGTTGAGGGAACTGAAAATCACAAAATAATGGGAATAGACGGTTGGGTTAGTTTTGCTGATATCAATGTAGGAACTAAGGTTAAAATTGAAGAATTCGACATCAAGCAAAAAGAATATCAGTCCATTAAATATCCATTATTATTAACAAAAGCAATCAGACAAGATATTTTTGAAAAAGCAGATGAGAAAATGTTGCCAAGAATAGTTATTAATGAAAAATGGGGAATGTTATTGGGAATACTATTCGGGGATGGATGTATGCACGGATTTAATAGGGTTGGAATTTCTTGTTCTACGGATTATCCTGACATTATAGAATTATGCGAAAACTTATTTCACGGGATAGGAATGAGAACAAAACAAGTTAAAAAGAAAAACACGCACAAAGAGGGAAATCCAGAAACGAAACTCGGTAAAGGTGTTGATGTTATAGCTAATAGCAGAAACCTAAGAAATGTGTTCGAGTATATTGGTTTTACAGGGGCTAATGGAAAAGTGTTTAAGATACCAGAGATAATCTTTAATTCTCCTAAAACAGTAATAGCTAATTTCCTAAGTGGATTATTTGAAGCGGATGGATGTGTAGCAAATTCGGGAGTTTCATTTACAAGTAAAAGCGAGGAGTTGGCAAACGACGTTCAGTTTATTCTCCTAGGATTTGGAATAAAATCAAAAGTATTTGCTAGATACAATAAGACTTATGCAAAATATTACTATACACTATCGATTGGAAGAGAAGGTGCGGAGTTGTTTGAAAAAAAGATAGGATTTATTTCTGATAAGAAAAGAAAAAAACTTAGAATAATAATGAGTAAAAAACATAGTAATGCATTTAAGAAATACGAATGGACTGAAACTGTCGCTAAAATAGAATATGGTAACGCTGATGTATTTGATATAGAGGTAGACGAGAAACATTATTATTTAGCTAACGGATTCATAAGCCACAATTCAAACATTAAATGGATGGAATCAAGCATGAGTGGAGCAGCGGTAGTGGCTAGCAAAGTGTATCCTTACGAATACTCAATAAAGAACGGAAAGACGGGTTATCTAGCCAGTACGACTGGACAATGGGTGAAACACTTGTCTAACTTAATAGAAAGCAAGGAGAAACGAGAAGAGTTAGTAAAAAACGCTAAGGAAGTAATTTTAGACAAATACAACATAGAGAAAGATAAATCAATTAAAAAGTTTTATAAAAGCCTATGAAGATTTTAGTTTCTGGAGCTACTGGCTTCTTAGCTGAATCATTACTCCCAAGATTGAAAGGAGATATTAGAGTAGTTGACCGCAACGAAGGAAAGCTAATTAAATTGAAGCAGAAATATCCGGATATTGAGATTATTACGGGAGATATATCACAGGAATGGATAGTCAAAAAAGCTATGAAGGGAATTGATGAAGTCTATCATCTAGCAGCTATGAAACACGTTGATTTAGCTGAAAAACAACCCTTTGAGTGTATTCAGTCTAATGTTATAGGAACTCTTAATTTGCTGGTTGAAAGCCTGAACGAAAGACCAAAAACCTTTATAATGATTTCCACTGATAAAGCTGCACAAGTAAATGGTGTTTATGGAGCAACTAAGTTTCTGGGAGAAAAGCTAATCAAAGAAGCCGAGATGATAAATCAAGAAACTAAATACAGAGTTGTCCGTTATGGCAATGTCTGGAAAAGCACAGGTTCTTTTATAACAAAATGGATTCCAAATATTAAGAAAGGAGAAGGTATAAAAATAACAGACCCAGATATGACGAGGTTCTTCTGGACTGTTGACGAAGCAGTAGACCTTATATTTGAATGTATAGCAAAAGCTAAAGACTCGACTCCTTATATACCAAGGATGAAGGCAATGAGAATGGGAGACATAGTAATTGCATTGAAAGAAATGTATGGAGATTTTAAAGTAGAAACAATAGGAAACCGAGGAGGAGAGAATCAAAGTGAAACAATGGATGGTATATTATTTTCAGATAATGTTGAAAGGTATTCTATAAAAGAAATAATGGAATTGATATGAAAATCTTAGTAACAGGACATTTAGGATTCTTAGGAAGTCACATAGTTGACGCATTGGTTAGTGAGCATGATGTTATTGGAATAGATAACCTATCAGGAGGAAGCGAAGAGAACTCTAACCCTGAGTGCAAAGATTACATAGAGAATTTGAATGATAAGACTACAATGGAGTATATTTGTAGAAAGCATAGCCCAGAAGTTCTTTACCATTTAGCAGCAGACGCAACAGAGGGCAGAAGTCAATTCACTCCAACATCAGCAGTAGAGAACAATCTGAACGCTTATATGAACATTTTGATACCTTTTTTAAAGAATGGAGGCAAAAAGATAGTATTATTTAGCTCAATGAGCGTATATGGAGAGAATACACCACCTTTTTTAGAATATTACGATAGAAAGCCAGTAGATGTGTACGGACAAGCTAAAAGAATGATGGAAGAGACTACTGAGATACTTTCTAAGATACATGGATTTGAATATTGTATAATAAGACCTCATAATGTATACGGAGAGAGACAGAGACTAGATGATCCATACCGAAACGTAGTAGGAATTTTTATAAATAGGATGTTACAAGATAAATCATTATATATATACGGAGATGGAAAGCAGAAGAGAGCCTTTAGTTACATAGGAGATATGGTTGACCCGATGATTAAAGCAATGGACATTAAGAATGAGATCATAAACCTAGGAGCTGGACAGGAATTTACTATAAACGAACTAGCAGCCTTTATATCAGATAAGTGCGAACATGTAGAAGACAGACCAACAGAGGTTAAGGAGGCTTACAGCTCAACAGAGAAGTCACAGAGACTACTGGGATTCAAAGATACTACCTCACTAGAAGAGGGAATAAAGAAAACGATAGAATGGGCTAAGAAGATAGGATATAGAGAACCTAAATATTTAGAAGAATTAGAGATAGATTTATTAGATAAAGCACCGATTACTTGGAAAGAAAAACTAATATGAAATTTTATGCATATTGTTGCAGAAAAGACCTAGCAGATAGAAACGGAGGAAGCTTAGTACTTTGGCATCATTTACACGCCCTAGAAGAACTAGGGCATGAGAACGGAGGAATGCTTAATCTAGAGGATAGCCCACCAGACGATGCAGACTTCCTAATGTTCCAGTCAGAATGGTGGTACGCTCTAAGACCGCACAAAAGACACACTAATGCTAAGTGGATATGCTGGTTAGGACATTTCCTACCACATAGGAAATACGGTATGCCTAAGATAGCAGAGATAGAAGCAGATTATTTTCATACACAGTGGCAAGGAAAGATGTTCGACTACGGACAAGAGATGCTAGAAAAGAAGAATAAGAAACTCTACTACTTACCTCACGCAGGATGTCACAAGTGTAATGTAGAGGGAGTTAAGATAGATTGTCCTGAAACTATATTTATCGGTAATACATTTCCAGAGAGAGCAGAAGAGTGGTTAGACTACGCTAAGGTATCAAAGATACGCTCACCATTTGAAGATTGTAAGAATTATTATAAATCAGCGATAGTATCTCCTAATTTGCATGGAGATTTCCAGAAGAACCTAGTGTGCGACTTCACTCAGATACCTGGATACATGATTAACGAAAGAATATTCCAAGTTATCTTAAGTGGAGGTTTCTCAATATCAGATGATAACCCAATAGTGAGAGATTTCTTCACAGAAGAGGAAATACCATACGCTAAGGATAGAGCAACATTCAGATCAATGGTTAAGAACTTCACAGAGAGACCAGAGAAAAGAGAACCATTTATGTTAAAAGCTAAAGAAAGAATATTAAAAGATCATCTTTACATCCATAGGTGGAGAGATTATCTAAAAGAAATATGCGACTAATACTAGGAGAGGGACCAGGATCAATACACGAGGAAGATAAGATAAGAATAGATGTCGTTAAGGAGTGGTCAGATATACACCATGATATAAACGATGGGCTACCAGAATTAGAGGGAAAGTTTAATTACATAGAGGCTCACCATATATTTGAGCATATAGAGAGTGGAAAGGTTTTAAAGGGAATAATGAATGGACTATATGACTTGTTAGAAGATGGAGGAACATTTGATATAACAGTACCTTATTGGCATAGTGAATCAGCAGTAGAATGTATAGAGCATTGCAGGTTCTTTAATGAAAACTCATTTATGAACTTCTACGCTAACCCATACGGAAAAGAAATGGAGATGAAACAGTTTATATTAGTAAGTAGTGCGATAGAGCCTCACGTCAACCATAAACAAGTACATGTAAGATTAACAAAATGATATCAGCCTTAGTAGTAGCTAAAAACGAAGAACTATTTATTAAAGGGTGTATTGAAAGAATATTGCCTTATGTTACAGAAGTTATATTTGTAGATAACTGCTCAATAGATAAGACAAGAGAGATAGTAGAGAACATTAAAAACGACAAGATAAAGATATTCGACTATCCTGAAACTAACGATCAGGGAGCGTTGAGACAGTTTTCACTAGACCAAGCAACCGAAGAGTGGATCTGGCAGGTAGATGCAGATGAGTACTACGAAAAGGATGCGTGTATATCCATTATGGAGGCTGTAAATTACTCTAAGGGGGCTATAAGCTTCCGAGTCGGGTATAATCAACTAAGTTGGAGAAATGGGTACGTACAGGACAATTTTGAGCATTACCCAGATAGACTCTATAAGAGAGAAGTTGTAGACAGATACGATGGAATGCTACCGAATGATATGACTAAAGTTAAGAGAGGAATATTCAAACACAGACCTTTCCTAGAGTACGACAACATGCAAGACAAATCCTTTGAAAACCCAGTCCAACCAATATTACCAGTGAAGTATTACCATCTTGCTAGAACTAAAGGATACAACTACGAATACAAGAAATGGTACAGATATAATGAGGTAAACCATAAGTGGGATGAGAACAGATTAAAAGAGACAACTAGACTGAATCAATGGGTGAGTGGACGGTATGACATCAAACCAATGGAAACTCCATTTGAATTACCGAAAGCATTACCTAAAGTTTCAGTTATCATTCCAAATTTCCAATACGCACAGTTTGTAGGACAAGCGATAGAGTCAATACAGAAACAAACCTATGGAGTACATGAGATTATAGTTATAGACGATGGAAGTCACGACAACTCAAAGGCAGTAATTTCTAAATACGATGTCACACTAAAATGCGTATCTAACGGAGGTGTAGCTTGTGCAAGAAATGCTGGAGCATACATGGCAACAGGTGATTATCTTATATTCATGGATGCAGACGATGAAATAGAGCCTATGTACATCCAAAGGTGTGTAGAGGAACTAGGAGATAATCAGATAGTTTATACAGACATCAGATTCTTTGGAGACACAGACTTTGTAAACGCTCAACCAGATTATTCACTAGAAGAGATGAGAAAGTGGCAAGTAGTACCTAGTACATGTGCCTTAATAGACAGACATTGTTGGGAGTTAGTAGGAGGATTCGATAACACAGAACACTACGAAGATTGGGGATTCTGGTTAAGGTGTGCAAAAGCTGGGTTTAACTTCAAACATATCAAAGAGCCATTATTTAAATATAGAAAGCATGGATCAAGTAGAATAGATTTATTAGATAAAAACAAAGCGTATGGATTTAAACAACTCAGAGAGCGTTACCAAATCACTAGAACAGACTAAGATAGCTTATGTTATGGATCTAGTAATAGTGTGCGGAGGAGTGCTAGTAGCATTTGAACACTGCCAACTATTAAGAGAGCAAGGTATAGACGCATTCATAGTAGGAAACGGACCACCACTAGGAGAGTACGATGTACCAGTTTATCCGATGAGTAAGCTAGAAGAGTTTACAGACGATGATATTATAGTATCAGTGTGGTATCCACAAGTAACAATGCTAGA